GGCTACGTCGGCAGGAAGCGAAGGCGACCCATGGGCGCTGGCCATGGCGCGTCAAATTACGTTTTACAATGCGAAGGCCGTAGAAGTTTCTACACCGACCGTTAAGGGCGCCAGCGCGATTGAAACGTCTTATGTCGAAGGTACGATGGAGCGCTGGAAAAGCAGATGCCCGCACTGTGGCGAATATAGCGACATCCGGTTTAAGGATGTTCGCTTTGAATACGACATAGAGCTTATTACCGGTAAAAAGACGTTCAAGGTTAAGAATGTATATTATCTTTGCCCGCACTGTGGCGAAAAAGCTTCAGAACGGGAGATGAAGTCACAGCCGGCAAAATGGGAGGCAGAAAATCCAGCGGCAATTGACAACGGTATCCGCTCGTTTTGGTTAAATGCGTTCGTCTCGTCTTGGGCATCGTGGGAAAGTATTATCTTGCAATACCTGCAAGCTCAAGGCGATACAAAGAAAATGCAGGTTGTTTACAATACAGCATTTGGCGAGCTGTGGGAAAACCGGGGGGAAGTGCAGGACGAGGACAGCCTGATGGCTAGACGCGAAGAATATACCGCAGAATTGCCTGAGGGAGTGTTAGCTCTTACGGCCGGCATAGATACACAGGACGATCGTATGGAATATGAGATCGTCGGGCATGGACATTTCGGAGAAACCTGGGGAATTGAAAAAGCAATCGTCATGGGACGACCGGACGATCCGGACGTGTGGAGAAAACTGGATGAGCAGGTATTTGACAGGATTCTTCATTTTTCGGACGGCATCGGATTGAGAATATCAATTTCTTTTGTTGACGAAGGCGGTCATTTTACACAGAATGTGCGGGAACAATGCAGAAAGCGAATTTCAAAAAAGGTATTTGCGATCAAAGGCCGAGGCGGCCCTGATATCCCATATACGGCTCCGCCAAAGAAAGTACGAATCATAATTGGCAACAAATCAATTGGTACGTGCTGGCAATATCAGTTGGGCGTCGATTCCGGAAAGCAAATCATCATGGATAATTTAAATGTGCAAACACCTGGAAAAAAATATTGTCATTTCCCGCAGCGGGATGATTATGGGTTGTCTTATTTTAATGGTCTGCTATCTGAACATTTAGTCTACAAAACGAACCGTAAGCAACCATGGGTATGGGACATAATACCGGGGCACGAAAGAAATGAAGCACTCGACTGCCGCAACTATGCCTTAGCTGCGCTTAAGGTACTCGCTCCGAACCTGGACGCATTAGACAGGCGATTAAAAATATCTAGAGGAATCGCGGTGCCTAACTCCCCCGCTCCTCTGCCCGTGCGACGAAAAAGAAAGAAAACCATTACAAAAATGTATGAGGACTGGTGATTATGGATAGAACAGAAGCACAAGCAAGATTAGAGTTTTGGAAGAATGCATTAACTGCTCTGCGAGCAGCATATGTAAATCTGCTTGAGGGCGGAGTCAAATCTTATCGCATTAATAACCGAGAACTTACTCGGTTTGATCTCCCGGAGTTGAAAAACGAAATTGAGGAGGCTGAAAAAAAGGTAGATGAACTGGCAGGCCTCTTAAGCGACAAGCGTCCACGCAAGGCTTTCGGTGTACTACCCCGGGATTGGTAAGGGTACTGGCCCATATGGGCGTTACCATAAGGCGGTGGCCTTTGCTCTTTTCACTGCCGCCTTTTATTTTTGGAGGACAGAATGAACAAATTCAGGAATTTTATGGCAAAAGGATATAGTGAAGCAGGTGCGAGCCGGTCGAAGCGTTCACTTAGAAGTTTTCATCCCGCGTCAGGATCTCCAAACGAGGACATAAATGCAAACGCACAGACGCTGCGCCAGCGATCACGGATGCTGTACATGGCATCCCCCGTTGCAACCTCTGCTATCAATACGAATCGAACGAAGGTTGTCGGTGTCGGACTTACGCTAAAGTCCAGTATCGATATTGACATATTGCGGATCTCTCCGGATGAGGCGAAAGCTTGGCAAAAGAAAACAGAGGCAGAATGGCGGCTGTGGTCCGGGAAAAAACAAAACTGTGACGCGATCGGGCAGAATAATTTTAAAGAATTACAACAGCTTGCTTTAAAGAGCTGGCTATTGAGCGGAGATGTATTTGCACTATTTAAAAGATATCAGAACACCGCTGATAAACCTTACTCGCTGCGAATCCATGTGGTCGAAGCAGATCGCATCCGTACTCCCGGGAGAGCGATATTCGGACGAACAGATGCCAAAGCGGAAAACGGCAATGCTATTTATGACGGTGTAGAAGTGGACCGCGACGGAAGGATTGTTGCGTATTATATCCACAATTCGTATCCGTTTGAGGTTGGTTCATCACAGGACTTTCAAAGAATTGAGGCTTACGGAAAAGAAACCGGGCTGCCGAATATTTTACAAATAATGGATAGCGAACGTCCGGACCAATACCGAGGCGTCCCCTACCTCGCACAGGTAATTGAACCATTGCTACAGATGCGCAGATACACGGAAAGCGAATTAATGGGAGCCTTGATTCAAAGTTTCTACACCGCTTGGATAAAGACGGAAGCAAACCCGGCGGAGAATCCCTTTAACGAAGCAGATCCGGGAGATGGAAGCGGAGTGCCGACGGACAATGAGTCTGAAAGCGAAAACGAATATGAGATGGGACCAGGTACAGTAAATGTCCTTAAGCCGGGCGAATCCGTTGAATTCGGAAATCCGAATATTCCCTCTGCTGGCTTTGACCTGTTTGTGAAAACAGTTAGTCAACTGATAGGCGCAGCGCTTGAAATTCCTTACGAAGTATTGATGAAAGAATTTAATGCAAGCTATTCCGCAAGTCGGGCTGCGCTACTGGAAGCATGGGAAGCGTTTAAGATGCGTCGGGAATGGTTTGTGACAGATTTTTGTCAGCCGATATACGAAGTATGGCTTTGCGAAGCCGTGGCCAGAGGGCGAATAAAAGCCCCTGGCTTTTTTGATGATCCGCTTATTCGCGATGCATGGTGCGGCGCCCGCTGGATTGGCCCTGTTCAGGGACAAATTGACCCTCGCAAAGAGGTTGATGCGGCAGTGGAACAAATTAACCACGGATTAAAGACCCATGAGCAGGTTGCCCGGGAAATGGGCGGCGGGGATTGGGACGCTAATGTAACCCAATTAAAGCGGGAAAATGAAAAATTGAAAGACGCAGGAATAATTCCGAATTCTACGATGGCACAAGGAGGGAACAATGATGATTAATATAATTCGGCCATTTTATACCATGGGCACGACTGACGGCGAGACTGCGGAAATAACTATGTATGGTGACATTGTGGAACAGCGTCCAAGAGATTGGTTTGGCGATGAAGTGGATGGAAATTTTATCATCGCAGAAAAATTTTTGGATGATCTAAAACAAGTTGAAAACTGCAAAGCGATCACTATCCGGATGAATTCCAGCGGCGGCGATGCTGGCGTTTCAATCATGATTCACAATAGGTTGCGGGATTTGGCAGCCAAGGGCGTGGCGCTGACTTGCATAGTGGACGGCGTGGCCATGTCCGGCGGGTCACTGATTATGTGCGCCTGCGATACCGTGAAGGTAAATTCTTCGAGTCTGATTATGATTCACAAATGTTGGAGCTTTATGTTCGGTGGTTACAACGCTGACGAGCTGCGCCAAACGGCGGAAGCCAACGATGCCTACGACAAAGCACAGGCTGCCATTTACCAACGAAAAACTGGCAAGAGCGAAGTGCAGATCCTACACATGATGGCAGACACCACCTATATGACTGGCAAGGAAGCAAAGGAAAAAGGCTTTGCGGATGAAGTTTTAGATTCGGAGCCTGTTCAAATTGCAGCATCGGCAGATGGACGAACATTGTATATAGGTCAACGTACGATGCATTTAGCGCCGGGGATGTTTGCCCCGGACAATATTCCTACGGTAGACGCCGGAACAGTTCCGGAGGATACAAATAAATCAGAGTCGAAAAACGACAAAGGAGGAAAACAAATGGCCAACAGTGTTGAAGAGCTGCGTGTCGAGAACCCGGAACTGGTCTCTCAGTTAGAAGCCGCAGCAAGAACTGAAGCGGTTCAAGCGGAACAGAGCCGGCTCAGAGAAATTGACGAGGTAGCGAGTCTTTTTAATGCAGAGCTTGTCAATGAAGCAAAGTACGGTGCAAATGCCTGCACTGCTGCAGAACTTACTTACCGGGCTGCAAAAGAAGCGTCTAAAAAAGGCGGTGCATTCTTGGCAGCTATGGAACAGGACGCGGAGAAAAGCGGCGCCAAGGAAGTGCCTGCCATACC